GGGGGGGGGGAGGCGTTCCGCCGTAACTGATTCAATGATAAACCCAATCACAGTCATCATCATCTGAATCATTCATTTCTATAATCGATTCCCTTTTAAAATTTACTAGTTCTAATTCATCGTTCACAGAAAAAAGCTTTAGTCTACCAGCACTAAATTTGCCTTCTAACGGTAAACAATTAGCAAGCACTAAAACATGCGGTTTATTACACACGAAACAACCAGTTTCAAACTTTGTATTACTTATACAACCGTCGCTAATTTGCTCCATTGATTTATATGAAATATGTAAAGGGTCAGTATCCCTTCCGAAATTATAAATCATGACTGCCTTATCATTCTCGAGCAAATATTCCTTGTGATTAAACACTAAATTGACGATATCCGAAGTTTTACCGCCGTAAGTAAAGGGCATACTGTATTTAATATACATGTATCTTAAGAATTCGGTTTTACCTAATTGCCCCTTTGGATCATATACCCATATTATTTTACCTTCGTCAACATCACTAAGTAACATGTTTTCTAAGCTCTTTTGAAAAGGTCGTAACTCCTCGATAATTTTGACTTTTGGCTTAATCTTCACACCATGGCAAAAAGTCATATTTCCCTCTATAGCATCCTTAGAGCAATATTTAAAATTAGCATCTTGGTTTCCTTTAGCTTTAGCCCAGTGGCAACCCTTGGGAAACATATTAATAGGACGACCCTTTTTTTTTAACTCTATGTAGCCTTGTAGGTGTGGTGTGCCAGATTCCCCAACCTCCTTATTAAAGAATCCGACCTTACACATCTCTTTAATGGAACTCTGGAACTTTGGAACTATTTCATTATCATAGTTATTAAAAGTAAAGCACCAAGCTACAGCAGGACTAATTTGAACCGTTTTTTTACACTCTTTAGCGCGAGAAGGGGAAATATTATTACCCCCTTCCGTGGAACTATTGGAACTATTTTTAGACATTATATTATGTACAGAAAATAATTTTAACCCATTTTTTTTAAAAACCTATACTTTTTTGTTTTTTTGATTTAAATATTTATCTATACATATTATAATGCCTTATGTCAGACGACGAAGAACAAACACAAAAAAGCCTAAGAGAGCACCTCGCAGAACTGCTAGACGCGCTCCTACTTCTAATATTAAGACTGTTGTCAAGAGTACTTTAAAGCGGATGGCTGAAAAGAAAAGTACGCCCTACGATGAAGTTACCTATAGCTTTAATCGTGGTAATTCCCAGATGTCCACTGCTTACTTATTAAGCTTATGCCTTAATATCCCACAGGGAGCAGGAGATGGACAACGTATAGGGAATAAGATCAACGTAACACGAGCAATGATGAATTATTCATTACGTGCGCAAGATCCAAACAGCTCAGCTGGTGTGGATGCCTTTGACAGTCCTGTAGAAGTACATATATTTATCGGATATGTTAAGGGATCACGTGCTGAAAATTGGGACGCTGATTTTAGAACATCTACTTATAATGATGGTAACAGTGTCCTCCCTTGGAATGGTACCAACATCCGAACCCTTCGTAGACTTAACACTGATAAATTTGTTATTAAACATCATGTTATTAAAAAAATAGGTACGTCTTTTACTAATAAAGAATATTCTAGCAATAATGATTATAAGCTCACTCATCGTGGCAAGATTAACCTAAAAGAACTTTTGGGCTCTTGTCAGTATACTGATGATACCGGACTTACACACAATAAAGATCTTTATATGTCCGCGTCTTATGTCTTTGCCAGTGATCAAACAGGAGACCAAACCGTCATAACTGTACCTCCTGTGGTATTTGATTACTTTATTGATTTAGAATATACCGATCTATAAACACCTTTTTTTATACTTTATATAATATATAAAATATAGCAACAAAAAACTATACTGAATATCCAGCTAACGTAGTGCTATAACACCTCTTGTTATACATAGCCTCCGGCAGGATATCATCTGCTACCCCTAGAGGGGGCTGGGGGGGGGGGAGGCGTTCCGCCGTAACTGATTCAATGATAAACCCAATCACAGTCATCATCATCTGAATCATTCATTTCTATAATCGATTCCCTTTTAAAATTTACTAGTTCTAATTCATCGTTCAC